CAGCAAATATGGCCGTACTCGCAGATACGTTTTTTAGTGCCGTTATAGCACGGCTGGTTTCCCTCGCTGTTTGTATCATTCTAGACACAAAACCTTCTAAACCTAGTCCACCAGCACCCAGTGCGGCCGCAAATGTCAAGAACTGCATTTGCATGGATCTTATAGAGCTTTTAACCGTATTCGTGCCTTTCTTAAAATTGTCGGTTAACAGATTAATCGCTATCGAAAAACTTAATTTCCCCATAAATCAGATTTTTTAATTTTCATTGCTTGTTCAAAGAGCTCAATACTTTTTGTAGTATTTTCTTCATTTTCCTTACGGATTGATTCTTCTTCCCATGGGAAGGTGATTAGATCTTGTGCAGTCTTCATTTTTTTACCATCAACATGAGGCAAAATACTAAAGTAGGTCCATAGCCTTGATGCTTCCATAGATTCCTTTTTTTTATTTTCGAAGGCTTCTATAAGCATAGGCAAATCACATAATTCTAGCTCGTTATAAGCATAGTTAGCATCAATGCCGTTAATAATCAAAGTTGCTATTATATTACCTACCATTTCCGGATCGCAATCAGATTGCTTTCCTTCTTTTTGATATTGATTTAGTAATTTTGATTGCATTTCTAATTCTTTGATAATCGGTTCAGCCGTTTTCTCGTCAATCGCCATAGAAAAAACCTCTAACGTATATCTCGATGCATCAGGCGATAGGAGGTACAGCAATGCATTGACATCGTCCTTGTCGGAATAGTCTATCAAGGCGAATGATTTATTTCTCAATTGTTCCCATCGGATAATTGTTTTAATAGTTAAATGGCCAACTAATTGTTCCTTTTTGATTTTTTCTTTTGGAGAATAATACCACCACAATAGAAGAAGCATTAATAAAATTAGAATTGCAATCATACTTTTTTTAAATAAAAAAGAGCGGGCGACGCCCACCCTTTTGGTTAATTTTAATTTTTAAAAACTCAAGCAGTTACAGGTGCAACCGGGGTGAGAGCTCCGACACCTTTGAATGATGCTGAACACGATACTATAGTTCCATTATCACTCTTTATTTCGAGTGACGTAATGATAACTTTTCCGGTGTAGTTTTTCTTTGTTACGTCTTTAGTTGTCTTTGTCAGATGAAGTAGCATCCCCAAAAAAGAACTCTAGCGGTTCTCCAGCTATTTGTTTATCAACCAAAGTGTCGTAACTCAACGCACCTTCCTTCCTAGTAACTAGCGATTCGCAAGAAATTGTAAATGATTTCTTGCCTGCTAACGAGGCCGACCAATCGCCCATCATTTTATTTGATGTGTCGATTTCTTCGGTGGACAAATTGAGTGTTGAACTCGTTTCAAAAGCTACCGGAAGATCTCCGATGAATAAGTGTAGATTACCTTTTAGGATGTCTACGCTGCTGTCTAATTTTACTCCTGTTGGCATAATTTTTTTACCATTTAATTAAAAATTCAATGACTTTAATATATTTTTTATCCTTAATACCTTCTTCTGAATCTCAACTATCAACCATGCAATTTCATTCACAGTGTCAGAATTATCAGACACCACACCGAATGCTACATTCATGCTGTACTCATATACACCCATTTTGTTGTCTAATGACGACAGACCGTATTTCTCATAGTACACGCAATCCCCATCGGTGTTTTCTGTTATGATTACGGGGGATATTTTATCAGACACTAGGTTTCGTATCCTATCGTCTGAGATCAATGATCTACGCAATTGATTTGTTACTTCGTAATCTGCCAATTTCATAACTTTTGTTTTATTTTTTCCACAAAACGATATATACCTAACAATACTTCATTATTCGCCTGCTTCATATCTTGGTCTCGAGTTTTAGTCCAGAAAAAATTACCTCTCGCGGCTCCTGAACTTCCACCAGCATATCGTTTTTTTCTATTTTTGCTTTTTTGACGACGCATAGCTGTTCCGTCATTAACTAGGTGTGCGTGATTACCGCCTCTTTTACCTCTCGTAAATCCTGTAAGTACGCCAGGCTTATTCTTCTTAACTCTTACATACATAGATCTCTCTAGGTTTCCCGTTTTACCTAGAGGATCCTTCATGCTAATTCTCAGACGGGCTAACCCGCCTTGTTTTATTATTTCTCCACCTCTAGATAAGCCGCTTTTAATTGCTGCATCCTTATCTATGTCATTAGATAATCCAGCTGTGAGTTTGTCAAGTAAAGCCTTATTTGTAATATTTACACTTAATTCACTCATTTATCTTTGACATTGTTATTAGATAGCTATTGTCTTGTAATTGTCTGTCAAGCAGTATAATGCTATACATCTTACCATTATATTTAATTCTGTTGTTTTCGTTAATAAGAGAATTATATCTTACTTGTATTACTACTGTGTTTGATATAAATTCCTCATTAGCATTAATACCATCGCCCATTGATGCAGAGAGCTTCCTTCTCGAACATCTTGTTTTTAAAGATGACGTATATTCCTTTTTTGAAAAACCCGAGTTTGATTTTTCCTCTCTCAACTCCAGAAATTCTACAAATTCTCTCAATAGACCTGCTCTCATCTGTACTTAATATATGGTTGAAGTAAATAATCTAACGTATATGGGACAGGAACGGGATTGGCGAATGCTACAGGTTCTCTATTTGCATATAACCCTGCCGCAACTATCTTAATAGCGTGTTTGATAGATGGATTAAGTTTGTTGTCGTCAACAAGCTCTTCTAATGGCCGTTGAAGCGTTCTTTCCACGCTTGATTGAGCAACTATAATTAGATCGTTGAGATATAAGTCGTCAACATCATGATCTATTATAAGATGTGCTTTAAGTTCATCAATAGTTATATACTGTTCCATATTATTTCTTTAAATAAGGGCGGGCAATGCACCCGCCCAAAACAAAAACCTATTGAAAACAATAAACTATGCAGTTGCTCTTTTTAGGATTCCGAAAGCTTCCGTTCTGCAAGGGAGCATATCGAAATCAGTGTTTAACACAAAATACACAACGTTCTTTTTAGATCCTGTATAAGGATCTACAACCATGTGCATTTTACCAAATTGGCCTACTAGCTCGTAAGAGAAAATTCCAAAACCTAGAACATTTTCTCCGACATACTCAGTGATAAACACGGGGTATCCGTTAATTTTTCCATTTTCCAACACCATTAATCCGCTTCCTGCATCTTTAGGAGTAGCCTCTAATTCCGCATAGGTAGACGCTGAACACACAAACGCCGCTGTACCATCGAACTCAACACCTGTTTTCAAAACAGCTCCTTTAAGTTCCATTACGTCTTTCCATGTAATTGATGATCCTGCAGCAACAGATACAGATGGAGTTGCATATGCTTTGACAAAACATCCGTCAGATGCAGTAGATGTTATTTTAGTCATGCTGAACATCCACTTATTTAGTAAGCGTTGTAACCCCATAACTATTTGGGTTCTTACTATATCGATCAGAGCTGAGTTACTCTGATCGATTGCTCGGTTAGAAACAGGTATTGCAAGTGATACACGCTTAGGACTAGGTTTGATTTTTGAAATATCAATAGTTGTATCTGCTACCTGTGCGTTTTCCTCCTCGATAGTAGCTTCAATCCCCGCTACAACCGGCAAAACCCAATCTCCAACAATACCATACTGCATTTTACATCCCACTTTGTCGAGAATTAGACCCTTCTCAAGTGGCTTGATGATGTCACCAATTGTTAGCGGTACTAATGCCTCTGCTGATGCAGAATCCTGAATAGAACTAGCGCGTGTCATAGGAATCTCAATAGCCGATCCGTTTACCATGTTTTGCATAGCCTCTGGAACGGAACGTTTATTTACCATTGCATAAACCGCTTCCGCAAAAACGGTTTCACTACGCTCTAATGCCGTATTTTGAGGCTCATTGCTTTGCATTCTTTCGATTCTTAATTGAAGAATCTCTTTCTCTTGAATTAAAGCATCTCTTTCTACCTTTTCCTCTTCTGTTAGTCCTCTTTTTTCAGAGGTAAGCAAGTCTGCCACTTCGGAAAATCTAGTATTGATCTCTGCAATTCTAGATCTCATTTTTCTAATTTCTTTTCTCATTTTGTTAAATTACGTAATTGTTCAATATCTAATTTATAGCT